TGCCAACTCCTATTGGTTACTCTGCAAAATTTCCCATCCATCTTGTATTTGAGGTAAACAGGAGGCTTTGACCCGTTCAATCTCAAAATCAGCGAATCGCTCAGCCAGCCGTTCGGCTCGGTGTCTTTCATCAAGTCAGCCGGATTCAAGCCGGCGCTGCGAGACATGGCCATGAAAGTCTGCATCGCTTTGTCTCCGGCATAGCCGTCATGCGCAACCGGCAGATATTCGGTGACGCTTGGGCTTGCAAGGTCGCGCCCGTAGTACGTAACTGCCAGCATCTTCTTTGTGCTGGCCCGGCTTACGTGTACTTTCCAATGCCAAGCCCGCACCGGCATCTCAATTGGGTCAAGCCCGAGAATGTCCACATCGCGCAGCTTCAGATCTTTCTTCTTTGGCTCAGGGAAAACAGCTCCGCAGGCCTCACACTCTTTTGCGGATATTGCACATAACTCACCGCATGAGTCGCACACTTTGACCGGCGCCTCGCCATCGCCTTCGCCTGAAACCTTGTTCGGTGGCTTCACGGCGGTGATCGGCCCATGAGTCTCCACCACGCCAGCGAAGTCCAGCACAAGGCAATGGTCAGTGTGGCTTTTCACGCGCAAACCACGCCCGGCCATCTGCACGTAAAGGCTCGCGCTCATGGTCGGGCGCAGCATGGCGATCAGATCAATATCAGGGTAGTCAAAGCCGGTGGTCAGCACGTTGGCATTTGTCAGTGCGCGGATTTCTCCGGCTTTGTACCGTCTCAAAATTGATTCACGCTCCGCTTTCGGCGTTGCACCGGTAACGCACTCCGCTTTGATGCCTTGCGCATTCAACTCATACGCAATGGCCTCCGCGTGAGCCACGCCGGCGCAGAAAAACAGCCACGCCTTGCGATCACCGGCCAGCGCCATAACTTCGGCAACCACTGCGGCGTTTTTGTCTGCTTTGTTCACGGCTGCTTGCAGCTCGGCCTCAATGTACTCGCCGCCTCGCTTATGAACGCCTTCGGTTGATAGTTTGGCCTTTGTGATCTTGCTGCGCAGCTTTGACAAAAAACCCTTGTGAATCAGCTCCTCAATGCTCACCGGCTCCACCAGGCCATCAAAAAGCGCGGGCTTGTCAGTGATCATGCCGTGGCCAAGACGGTAAGGTGTGGCCGTAAGCCCGATCACGCGCAGGCTCGGATTGATAGCCTTGAGAGCATTCAGCAGCTCACGGTAGCCGCCTTCGTCTTTGTGGCTGACCATGTGGCATTCGTCAATCACAATCAGATCAACGTGGCCGATTTTGTCAGCCTTGCCGCGCAGCGATTGAATGCCTGCAAACGTGATCGGCTCGTCCAGCTGCTTGCGTCCGATGCTGGCAGAATAAATGCCAAGCGGCGCACCGGGCCAATGTAAACGCATTTTTTCAGCGTTTTGTTCTATCAATTCCTTTTGATGACAAAGCATCAAAATGCGTGTCTCAGGCCAATTCTGAACAGCCTCTTTGCACAGTGCCGCGACGATGTGGCTTTTCCCGGCTCCGGTTGGAAGCACGAGACAAGGATTGCCCTCGTTTTGCTCAAACCATGCATAAAGCTGGTCGATTGCTCGGCGTTGGTATTCGCGCAGCATTTCAATCAGCTCCCGGGTGGTTGTACTTGTGATACACCGCCACAATCGTTTTGTGTGCGCGCAGCAGCTCTGCAATCGTCACTTCTTCGCCCACGTTTGCATCCATCGCGATCTTGCACAGATCCTCGAGCGTAGGCGGCTGCGGCTTGACTTTGGGCTTGCGCCAGAAAAACCAGTTCATCGAAACATCCTGTTAAACCATCGGCGCACCAAGTAACTCCGCACCAGGCTGATTGCCGTAAACCATAGGCCAATCAACAGGTTATCTTGCAGCGGAAGGTGAACGCCGAACATAGGGAAAACCACCAATTGACTGCCAAGCGCAACCATGTAGCCAATCACTACATTGGCCGCGCTCTCAATCATGCTTTGTGCGCGGCTCTGGCTCATGCTGTGATCTTTGAGCCTGGGAACTGCCCGCGCATGTCTTTGACCTCTTGCCAGGTGCAGGCCGGCGCATTGGCAATAAGCTCACGGCTTGAGTAGATGTTTGCATCCGGCTCTCCGTTTGCCACCTCGGCACCGTCCACCACATAAACCGCAGTGAACTCATCCGGCCCTTCTTTGCGCTGCCAGGGCACTAGGTCAGGGTGCAACACATGTCCGGTGCAGCCCTCTCGCTGTGCATCCACCGGAATCACATCATCCCAGCGTACGCAGTGCCATGTGCTATCACTGAGCGGGGTAGAGTGGGCGCATGTGCGGCAATTGACCTCTTTCGTTAGCTTTGTCTGGTGGCAGAAAGAATGCGCCGGGCAGAACTTGCATTGATACCAGCTCGGATCTGCGCTCACCGGCTCAGGCATTCGGTCAGATAGTGCGATGCGCTGGCCACGCGCCACAATATGCTGCGCTGCCTCAACATTCAGCCTCACGCGCTCATTGTAGAGCCTGTCGTCATCTTTGCAGACTGCCACGTAAAGCGCACGGTCAATGCCAGCGCCGAGCATATAGGCTTGCATTTGTGCCCAGTGCATCGGCTTGGCCTTCTCCACGCCATCGCGTGAAACCTCGTCGAAGCTCTTTTTACTGTGCGTTTTGAACTCTGCAATGTGGCGCTTTTTCGGAGCTTCTGGCACGCCGGAATGAATGATGCCGTCCATCGAACCGGACACATGCGAGCCAAAGTCAACCCGGCTCTGTGCGCCTTGCGTATCTCGAATGTCAATGCCAATGGCCCGCAAGTCGCTCACAATCTGCGCTTCCTCATTGTGGCCACGCCGAAACACGCGCAGGATGCGGCCCGGAAACTTCTCAATCACGGCCCAGCGGAAGTTGAGCCATAGCCAGCGGTCGCAGTGGTGGCCAAGCAGAGAGGCACCTAAATGGCCCCGAGGGGCCTCCGCTTTCGCTTCGTGTGCAGCATCAATCAAGGCGGTGATTGAATGCTGAGGGTCGGGGAGTGTGCTCATTCAAAGAGTTCCTCAAAAATGTTTTTTTGTGTTTTGATTTGATCGTCTTCTGAGAACCTATTTGTTGCCATACTTAAATTTATCTTGGCTTGCTTAAAATAGCTGTCTTTCAGTTCAATACCGATAGCCTTTCGGCCAAGAGATACAGGGCTATACACTTCTGATCCTACTCCCATGAATGGCGTAAGCACCAGTTCTCCGGGGTTGCTGTAAAGCTCAACGATGCGATCAATGACATCCAGTTGCAGCGGGTGTACATGCTTTTCGTCATCTTCTTCCTTGCTGTCACGGAATGGCAGAACGTTGTCTATACGTATGTCATCCCAGACGCTTGAGGCATATCGCTGCCAGATGTAGTGCGAAAGTTTGTTTGACTTCGGGTCAGCGTGGTCGTGGAAGTTGTTTTTCAGATACTCCCAAAGCACATCCGATGTGAACTCGGTTTCGTTGGCGTTGTTCCATGCCTGTAAAATGTTTGGCAGGATCGGAGTTGCGCCAAAGTACCGTTTCAAACCTTCCGGGTGCGTGACTGGCGTTTCGTTTTCGCCTTTCTTTGTCATGATCAGCATGTAGTCAGGCATGGCTGTAAAGCATTGCGTCGAGTCCTCGACGATCAGCTTGTGCATCAGACTCTTGACCATCGTTCGCATCCGAACCTTGAGCGGCTCTTTCCAAATGGTGATCCGGTTGCGGTACTGGAAGCCGTACTTTTCGTGCATACGAATAATTTCATGCGGGAAGTCCCACAGGCGGCAGGAATTGTCAAAAACATCCGTGCAATGCACGGCGGTAATGCGACCCGGCTTTGTCACGCGGGCAATCTCTGCGATCAGGTATTCGTACTGCTCAAGAAATTCCTCTTTGCTGGCGCAGTTTGAGAAGTCTCGCTCGCTGCTGCTGTAGTTGTAGAGTCCAGCGAACGGAGGGCTGTAAACCGAAAGATCAACAGAGTTATCCGGCAGCGTAGGCATGACTTCCATGCAATCGCTGTTGTAGATGGCATAGTTCGGCGTGATGATTTGGTCTTTGGTTTTCATTTCAGAAACTCCGGCAGCTTGATGGATTGGTTGAACTCTTTAGAAGAAAAACTGAAGTCTTGATTTGCAGCGGCGACAAGGTTGCCGTATAGCTCAATTGCCTTTTGCGTCTTTTGCTCCAAAGCCTCCATGACGCGCTCTTGCCCTTCGCTAATCACCATGTCGCAAGTGACTTCCTGCTTTTGACCAAAGCGCCAGAATCGGCGGATAGCCTGGTAGTACTGCTCATAGCTGAACGTAGGAAAGAACACTGTGTGATTGCAATGCTGCCAGTTAAGGCCCATGCTGGTCATCTTTGCCTTGGTGATGAGTCGCTTGATTTCACCGCGAGCAAATGCGACAAGGATTTCTTCTTTCTTGTCGATTGACATACCGCCTACAATTTCCACGGCATCACTGTCAAGCTCGGACAAGCGAGCGCTCTCATCGTTCAGGTTGCACCAATAGACGGAGGTCTTTCCTGCTGCAAGCTGTATTGCCTTCTGGCAGCGATCCTCGACTGTCATCTTCTGTTCTTCGCGCACCTCGGTTAATCGCTTGGCTGGCATGGCAAACAGCGCGGCCTGATCGTCTATGCACCATGCGTCCTCGCTGTAGATTATGTGCTTGCGAACGTGCAAGTCTGGAAGCTCGTAGCCCTCATCCTTGAATCCGAGATCAGATGGTTTCTTGACCATCACAGACCACTGATTGACCCAGGCGAAGAAGTCGCGTTCGGCGTGAGGCTTGAGAT